GGCACTTAATGGCTAAGTTAATTATAATCAACAGTGAGAAAGGCGAGAAAGTAGAAACACATGAAGACATTTTTAAATTATCAAATTTACAACAACGTGAAATATACGCAATTACAAATGAGAGGACTAAATCGATTCTGCTGAATCAGACATTTTATACTATCTTAGATATTGAAAATGAGCCAAAAGATAAAGTTGCTTTTGATAGCTATAATAGTCTATTCCCTACATCAATTTTTTCATATAGCAGGCAAGACCGCCTATTCGGTACTTGTAATCATGTTTTGGATAATAACATTCATTATTCTTTTGCTCTCTTTGATTCTATGGTTGATAATCTTTCAACCTACCTTCCAAATGATTGGAATATTATTAAGATATCTGATTCAATTGATTACCCCATAGGCAATGATTTGTTATTCTACGTATTTGATAATTTAGTACATATGACTATAGACCAATTTGTCAATTCTGAGGAGAAACAAATGAATACTGTACCAAAATGCAAAGAATCACAGGATAAGATTAAAGAGGTATTCACAGATATAATGTCCCATTTATATATGCCTGCTATTGATTATGATCCACAGTCGTATAATTACAGAGTGTCAAGAAGAGAAATTGGAAACTTAGTACGTGATCAAGTTTTTTCATTAGTAAAGGGACACATACATTTAATAGGACCTGAAATGGAATCATTGAGAAACATAATCATGTTTTTACACGCAGGAAACTCAATAACATTTCACACGATTGATACATCAACGAAATCTAGTTATATCAAAGAATTAGAATTTAATAAAAAAACAAAATTAACCATGGCTAGTGTGCTAGTAAATCAAAGGAAAAATATGAATAATTTTTTTAAAGGTCTTATCAGACATTATATAACGTATGGAATTCCAAGAAAAGTTTATTACATTGGCGCCTATCCATCTTACTGGTTAGAATTGATTACATGGGTTCCTTTTAATATAGTAGCGTATGATCCAAAATATCGCCGTGTAGATAATGACAAAATCATTTGGTATGATAGGTTATTTGATAGAAATGACATTGAAACAATTGAATCTAAATCATATATTTACATTGATATAAGAACTGACGTACGGAATTTAGACACGACAAAAAAACAGCGTATATTTAAAGAAGAAGATGATATGATAGTTGATATGGCTATTAAACTAGCTTCTAAACAATGTACAGTTATGTTTAAAAGAAAAATTTTTCCAGGAAATAATATGTCATTCGGTGATCCACTTTTCCATCCGAAATTAACACAATTGGGTCGTGAATACTATAATTGCATAACAACTATTGTTAGTCCATCTGTTTACAAAGAGTCAGAGCTGTATTCATTATTATTATCTGCAAGATCAAACAATGTATCAAATTATGTGTACGGTGGAAGTAAATTTGATCAATTTTCAATTGTGAACTGTAACAGTACCGTGGTTGCCTTATATTCACTTTCTAACACTGTTAACAGTTTAAAAACTATTGAACACGCCATTAAATATAATCATATAATCACTTTTCCACATCGTACCGATAGAGGTGATTGGAGGAATATAGAAGAATTGGATAACTCAAGTCCATTTCAAAATAGAAAAAGACAGTTAGAGTTTGAAGATTGGTCTATAGATCCAAAAAATTATGTAATGAAGTTTAGATGTGAAATGGTTTCTGAATCAGTTTTTTTGCAACTAGGACATTCAAGAGCTTTAATTCCTGATTTGTATAATCATATGATTTCACTTAGAATGGAGATGCCACTATTTTATTCTGATCGTTTTTTTTCACATATTGGCATTAGACAACCGTCAATTTTCAAAAGAGATAGTTATATGACATCACGACTGTCAGCGTATATTTCAAGACAGTTGACACATTCGATTAACTTATCAGTGTTAAAGAGGAATCATTTTGAAGGATATTCAGGACATTTGATAGCTATTGAAACATCATTTAGTTCATTAGTATTTACAATGTCACCGTATAGATGGCTGATTAGAGCTAAAAAATTGTTAACTAAAAATAAAATGAGGGATAAATTTAAAATAGGTGATGGTCAACCTCACACGCGTGAAGAGTTTGAAAATACTTATGATTATCTCAAAATCAATAGATTAGTAAACAGTACATTTCGTTCTTTACTGTTGGACTAGGTCATAAGTAACTTAATGAGTTGCTGTAATATACCC